CCCTTTGTATTTCAGGCATCAATAACATAAGAAAAAGCAAGAAATACATAGGTGGTTGCTATATGGCTTCTTGGCAATTTCGGCTTTCTTACGTTTCTATGTGCAAAAGCGATGATGAAAAGATTCGAGCTCAAGCTTTAATGTCTTATTTCTCAGAATGGCTCGAGGGCTATCCTACTCACGACGAATATGGGGCACAAACTGACAAATATATTGAAGAATTTCCATTAATGTCAGACGGCAGGGAATTATCATCAATACGTGAATTGCGTAATCCTTATGTTGTAGAAATTACAAGTTCAGGGCTTACTATAATATCAACTGAATACGAAGCTGCTTTTCTGGTACAAAATAATCATTTGTGGAGGCAAAATGCTAAATAAAGTAATTTTAATGGGCAGATTAACTACTGACCCTGAAAACATTGTTATAGGTGAAAACAGTGTGAAATCAAGTTTTGTCCTTGCTGTTAAAAGAAACTATAAACCCAAAGATGGGCAAGACGTTGATTTTATTAAAATCAATGCTTGGAATAAAACCGCTGAATTTATAAAGACATATTTCAAAAAAGGTAATTTAATAACTCTAGAGGGCGAACTTCATATTGACAGGTACGAAGATAAAGAGGGCAAAAAAGCAAGCCACCACTGCGTTGTGGTAGATAAAGTATATTTTTGTGAGAGCAAAAAAGTAACTGAAGATGAAAAAATTGATGATAGTGATTTGCCTTTTTGACTTTTTTGATTTTATTTTATACAATAATAGCAAGAGTTAACCGTTTAAACGGCTAGCCAATTATCAAGTTTTTATAGCGTAGTCCTAACGCGGACTCATTACTAAGTTTTATCTTATGGCAAAAATTGTAACTACCGTGTTTCTAGCACGGTAGTTTGGTTTTTTTATTAGCTTAATCTGCGAAAATGTAAAAATAATTTGTAAAATTACTAATATCAATTGCAAAGTAAGTAAAATCTTACCAAACATTCAATCACCTCCTCATATAAAATGAGAAAAGGCAACGAATCCGCGCTTTTACGAACTACGCTAAACTTATTTTACCCAACAAAATATATTTTTTCAATTGATTTTTTTGAAAAAATGTGGTATAATATATAATGCGGTTTGGTTTCTGCTAATTCACGAACTGCGTTTTGCGATAAAAAATAAAAACTTAGAATTGCCGTAATAATACTACGGCAGTTTCTTTGATTAACAATAAAATACAGGAAATGATTAAAAATCATTTAAAATAACAACAACTATTGAGCTTAAATTAGTACCAGACAAAGACATTAAGTAGCCACCATAAAGATTTTACCATCTGAAGTAACAAACACTTTCCCGTCCGATGTGATGAAATTTACAAAATTAAAGCTTTGATTAATGATGTAGAGAATGTTCTCTATATCATTTATTTTTTCATAGCTATTTAATGGTAAATCTGGTGTTTCTGGAAGACTTATATCATACTTTAAATGGAATTTGTCTTTCAAAGCATTTAAATTACTTAAAATTCTATTAAAATCATTGTTTCTAGGTACATCAGACATTTGCCAATTGGTTTTTATGTTTAAATTGTATAATTCAAGAATACTTGCTAAATATTGGATATTATTTTCAATACGGTTTAAGTCCGAAGCATTTAAAGCGCCTTTCATACCTGCATTCCAAACTGCTTTTTGTTCCGGAGTTAAGTTGTTATAGCCAATGTTATCATATTCAAGTACTAAATTTACATCTGCTTGAGTGCGGTCGATTATTGGTGTTATCCAAGACATATTTACCTCTATTGGGATTTTGATAAGTGGAGAAAACCTTTATTTTACAATGGTTTCAGGATTTTGCTTCCCCCGTAAAATGTGAATTTTCCCCCGTGAAAAGTGACTTTTTTAGTATATAATATATTAAAATATCAAGTAAAAAAAATCAACTATGAAAATTAATTCATAGTTTTGATTTGTTTTATTATTTTGGTATAATGGAAGAAGCGTGGTTCGCAAAGCACGGGTCGCTTGTCTTTTTGGACTTTCCTCAAGTTCAGAAAGGGGGCGATTGAATGTTAGAGTTATTTGATTATTTGTTTTTGACTATTGAATTAATTTCATTGGCACTACAAATATTAGAATATAAAAATAACAGCCGTGCCGAAAACACGGTTGTTATAATGATTATTTACAAACTATAACGGCCTGTGAAACGAATCACGCTACTATTATACCACGAAACAGACGTGGACGTCGTTATAAAAATTGAGTTTTAACGACTAGCCCGTTATTGGACTACGCCATTATTGTACCATAAAAAAATAAAAAGTCAACGCTTTAATTTACCACGTTATTTCGTTATAATGGAAGAAGCGTAACTTGGGAGTGCGGGTTTATTACTTCTGATTCTGCTTTTTAGCAGAGGAAAGAGGTGATAATTTATGCTTCGATTGATTTTGAAAATTTTAAAATTACTTTTAGAGTTAAGAAAGCAAAAGAAACAACCACGCTCGAACGTGGTTGTTACAATAGACATTAATATCAAATTGTAATAAACCCATACCAGGTTACGCTACTATTGTACCATAAAAAAATAAAAAGTCAAGCAATCCCGACTAATTTATCAAATTTATCAATAGCTTCTATCTGCTCTTTGGTAAAGCTTTGGTTAAGTGTTTTTTCAATTGCAAAATATTTCTTTTGGCGGAGTATCTCAGCTCTGTCTTCTTTGCTGTATTTTTTAAGTTCTTTACTGTCCATTTGGCGCAAATCAACAACGTTTCTGAACGATGTTTTGGAAAGGTCGTTAAACAATGCTATAAATTCGAAAAAATGGAGTTCTTCTCGATTAAGGTTAATTCTATACTTCACCATAAAACCGCTAAATAAACGTTCTTTATCAACGTCAAATGAAAAGTATTCTTTGTTGTCGTTTGGGTGTAGTTTCCGATTATTTTCAGGTGCACCGCAACGCATGAACCATTTAAGCCCATTAAGGGCGATTTCAAACGGCGGAAGCCCTTTACCGTATAAAAGATTAAAAGCAGTAAATAAACGCTCCATACGCCCGTCATCGTCATCTTTGAACGTTTCTGTGTCGCCTAAAGCTTGAGAGATTAAAATGCCTGTTCGGAACGAATAATTTATTAAATAACCCTCATATTCTTTCGGTAAAACATCAAGCAGTATATTTTCATACATATTCAAATGCCTCTTTCATGGCTTCTAAGGGGCCTAGAATCGTTTTTTGTTCTTAAATAGTATAATTTATCATTTTCGCCATTTAAGGGGTCTTCTAGGGCTTTATTTTGGATTTCGGGATTTATACCAATATGCCTGGATAATTTATCGTAGTTGTTTTCCTGCTCACAAGCAGTCTTGTATGATTTTATAAAACTTGGCTGAATTATTGTTTCAAGACGGTCTATATCCATTTCTGCCCAGCTTCTAAGCGTGTAGTAATCTCCTATTACTCTTTGAATTATCGGCGGTAGCTTATCAAATTCTTTTTTGGAATTGTAAAGAGAGTTTCTAGCCGCGTCTTTTACCATCTGCCAAGCTTCGAATTCGCTTATGGATTTTGACCTGCTTGCTTCGATTATCTCTTCCATTTTGGCTTTTATAACACCGATTACCGGAGGGAACCCTTTGCTATCGCTTTTGATAAACAGCTTTACAGCTTGGATTACCAATATAACATCGTCGTCTTTAAACATTTCGTACCATAAGTCTGATATTTCTTTTCCCTCTTCTCGAGTTACGTCTTTATAAAAAAAAGGATAAGCTTTTTTTAAGATAGAAAGTATTTGAATAGTTTCTTCTTTAGTCATTTTCTTTAATCTCCAAGTCTACATATTTTTGGCGTTTTTCTGCTTTTTTAAGTTCCAACATTTCATCAAGGGTGTTAACATGCTTGTGTTCCTCAATCGGGTTCCAATTTTCATACTCGCTTATGTCATACGAGGGCTCGTCAAATAGTTTGCCCGATTTTTTGTTTGATTGTTCACCACCCTGGTGAACTTTTTTCATCACTGGTGAACTATAAACACTACTTTTCAGCGAATAAAAGCCTTGCCAGGAGTTTATAACTGTTCGCTCGATTATTTTTATTTTCTCTTCGTCAGTACCATCGCCACCATCTTCTAACGCAATTCTATCAAGTACTTTAAGATTTCGCTTAAGTGAACTTGGTGTCAATGGTCTCTTAATTTTTGCACGAATTTCTATAAATTCAGTCAATAACTCTTGCATTTCTTCGTTATTTGTGTAAGAATGAATAATTGAAGAAAAAGTTTCACCTTCTTTCTTTCTTTTGGCGGAATTTTTCTTTCTTTCTTTGGGGTTTTCCCCAGTAATTAACAAAGTGCCTTTGTTGTTATCAACTTTTTGGTTGGTAACAATTTCTTTATTATTAGAATTACCATTGTTTATGCTTTTTTTGCAAATATTACCAGTATTATTGTCAGAGTTCTCCTTTTGACTTCCAGAAGTCAAATTTTTTGACTTCTTGTTGGACAAAATTTCGTTTTGATTTTTTTCTTTTATTAAATTTTCTTTTTTAAGAAAAATATTTGTTGTATTATTTGTTGTATTCTCTGTATACGTCTCACTTTTAGAAGTGCCCCCTCCCCCTTTTAAAAGTGGCCCCTCTCCCTTTTGAAAGTGACACCCCCCACTTTGATTAGCATTATCAACGTTGTCTGTTCTATTTTCACTTTCCCATTTTTCTCCATTTCTTTCTTTATATATTTCTTTCTTTATAGATATACTGTTATTTTTATTATTACTGTTATTTTTATATATGTTATTTATAGTGTCTAGTTTTCCGAACACGGAATTTCCCGTGTCGGTTTTTTCCGTGCACGGTAAAATTGAATCGCAAAGAGTGTACAAATTATGCGAGAACTTCCCATTTTCCTTGATTTGCTCCACTTTTATATAACCCGATGTGATTAAAGTTTTTAGGTGCTTTGAGAATGTTTCGAATGCTATGTTTAGGTCATAACAAATTTTCTTGCGCGACGGAAAACATGTGTCACCTGCGCCCGTATAACTGCAAAAATATGCGTAAATAGCCTTTGCAGTTACATGCAAATCTCTGTCTATCATCACCAGCTTTGGAATTATTCCGTATCCTGCACTGTTTATGCTAAAACCTTTAATTAAATCTCTTGTGTTTGCGTCCATATTAAATCTCCTCCAAATATTTATTTTTTTTATTTAAAATGATTATTTCCTTAGCCGGTTGCCTGTCTCTGATTGTCCCTAGATAAAGTTTTCGATATTTTATATACTCACAATCCGAAAGCATTTTGAGCCACTTATTAACTGCAGGTTCTTGAACGTCGAAGTTTTCAGGTAAATAGTAATTCGATAAATAGCATCGTCCAAAATCACCGCATAATTTGACCAGTTCGCCATATAATAATTTAGCGCTGGATGATAATCGCTTATCTCGAAAAACTTTTTGTGGGATTATGATATCGTCATTCTGCATAAATTTATCTCCTTTCTATAAAAAAACCTTAAAATTAATGTGCAAGCTTATGAATTTTATTTTTTTTTGATTTTTTTCGGAAAAACGCTTGACTTTCGGTTTTTTTTGGAATATTATGTTTAGTACTCTCTATCAAAAACGTTTTTATTTTTTCCAGATATTTATTTTTTTAGTTTTTGACCGAGAATAAAAAAATCGAGTTTTCGAGCTTTGACTTTGGCCTCCTTAATTGTTTGTTTTTTTCGATATTTTAAACTTTACAATTTTCGACGGCAAAAGTCAATGTTTTTTGTGCCTTTTCGAAAATCTGTTGTATTTTTTTCATTATCCAGCATAATGCTGTATGTGAAATTGCCATGGGGCTTTTTTCATAAAACACACTCTTTTGTATAATCTCGGGGGTGCTTTGCAC